GTTGCCTCGGTTACAATCCCACCGGCTGCCCAGAATTGCAGACCCGACAACAACTCTCCTGCGTACTGTGCCCCTGCTTGTGCGACTCCCACAGCCGCGTTCATGTACTGTCCCTCTTCATACGCTATCGTTGCAGAGTCCAGTGTCTCGCCCGATGTTTTTCCTTCGGTAACTCCAATGCCAAGCCAGTCCAGTAACTCTTCAATACCCTGCCTGATCAGGTCGAATACAGGGGCGTACAGTGAATCCCATACGAACTCGAACGCGCCGATAACGGCGTCGAGTAGCATCCCAGGCAGGTCCATCACGAACTCCCCGATCTGGCTGCCGATGTCCATTACGAACTCGAACAACTTGCTGGGAAGTCCTAAGACGTAATCCGCCACCGATGCGACTGCATCCAACCACGAATCCCCACTACCTTCGCCAAATAAGGACTGGAAGGCTTTAGCGACCTCGTTCGCAAACCGAGCCATCTTACCTACCAGATTCGCCACAAACGTAATCGCCTTTGCCAGAATATCAACTACCCAGACCATTGCATCCAACAGTGGTTCCAGTACCGGCATCAGTAACCGCAACACAACAGTTGTCAGAGGGATGATTGCCTTCAGAATCGCGCTTACCGCCGGAACAAGTGACTTGAGCATTTTTGCGATTGCTGGCATCACCATCCCAAGAAATTCGCCCATGAATGGACCGAGTTCTTTTGCCAACTCACCGACGACTTCTCCGAGCATCTGCCCGATTTCAACCAGTACATCGAAGATAGGACCAGCGTTGTCGAGGAAGATACCCGCAAGCATCACTACCATGTCCGTAATCGAAGTGATTACCGGCATCAGCGATTGCATTATCTTCTTCACGCCTTCCATCAGTGGTCCGAGAATAGGCTTCAACGCAGTCAGGAGTTCTTTCACCAACTCAAGTAGTGGTGCTCCAATTTCAAGGAGCATCGCGGAAAACTCTGCCTTGAAACTGTTGACGATTTCTTCGAGCGACTTACCTTGTTGTTCGTAAGCCTGTCCCAATGCCTCCACACTACTCCCTGCCTTGATGGATTCATCCATTATCGCGTTGAACGAATCCTTCCCCGCCTGTCCCGCCGCTTTGACTTGTTCGATTGTTTTCTTCTGGACGCCCGTGATGGATTCAATTTGGGAACCCAGCATGTTGAGTTCTTCATCTGGGGTATCCGCGATACTCGAATACAATCCCTTCATCACGTCGCCCAGACCTTCACCCGTAGTTGCGGCTCGTTGCATTTCCTGTACGGACATCCCAGAGTTACGTGCCACCATGTGCATAAATTGGGATGCCTCTTCCATCTTTGCCGGGTCAGACAGTGAATCCATAAAGCGGTTGATAATCTCAGGGTCGCCGAATTGTTCGGACATTCCTGCTGCGGCTCCTGAGATGGTATTGATTGCAGCCTGTACGTCTCCACCTTCTCGCCGGATTCGTTGAAGTGCTCCTTCGGACCCTTGAAGAGTTTGCTGCATTGCAGACCATTCAATGTCACCCTTCTGTACAGCGGTCATCAGACCACCCCACACAGCCTCTGTCTGTTCCGCGTCAAGCCCCAATTGTTCCATAAACCTACTTGTCGTGCCTATTTCATCGACCCCTACATCCGCCACCTTACCCATCACCTTTGTCGCTAAAGCATTGGTACGAGTCCAGGCTTCGAGTTCCGCCCCTGTTTTCTTGTACTGACCAGCAAGTCGTTCAGTAATTGAAAGCGTATCCTCGATAGATAACGCAAACTCTCTCATTGCTTCGCGGGCTATTTCACTGGTTTCAGCGATCTTCTCTTCGGTCATTCCCGCCTTCATACCGATCTTGGTCATAGCCGTGTCCCAATTTGCCGCAGTATGTACCGACGCGACCGCCAGACCACCCAGTGCTGCAACACCACCAAGGGCCGCCCCCTTGACCATTCCAAGACCCTTCATTGCTTTACCACCCATTTCACCCAACATACCGCCCAGCATCCCTCCACCGCCTCCACCCCCACCGGCTTCTGATACACCGGACATCAGATCCTTCCCGGCTTCTGTGATAGACGTGCTATGGCTCTCGGTTGACTTCGATAGGTTGGTCAGCGACGTTTGTAGTTCTTTCTGGACACGAATTGACGACTGCCCCGATTCCTTCATGTCTCGACGAATGCGAAGTATCTTCTTGTCGATGTCGAGCAACTTCTTCTTTTGCTTCAGATCTACCTTGTCCATCTTCGCTTCATGCTTCATTGCACGAAGGGATGCCATGTGTGCCTTGTTCAGTCGTTCAATAGTTACGTTGCCGCCGTCAAGAAGTTCAGTAATCCGTTCGACTTCGGCATCGAAATTTTCCATGCCTGTCGTCTTCAAGGACTTGGCGAGATTCTGTAGTGGAATGATGGCTTCTGGACCGGCTTCGCCGACCATACCGAGAGTCGGCTCCTTGACGATACCACCCTTTGCGAACGGTTTGATAATTCCAGTGTAGTCTGGGGGGTGCGGTGTTTCTCTCCAGAGTGCTCGTAGTCCCGACTTGTCAAATAAGGGCGACTTTCGAGAGGGTACGGACTTGGATGCGGTGAATTTGATCTCGATAGGCTTACCCTTACGACCACCCGACCCAGGAGCCGTAAGGGTAGCCTCTTCGATCAGACGTGAACTTGCTTTGACTTTCTTTGCGAGTTGATCAGCGGACTGAGCGACACGCCCCATCATACGGTCACTGGTACGCTGAATACGAGTATTCAGACGGTCCAGAGCCTTCTCCAGACGTATGTAACTCTTCTCGATGCGTTGAAGGGACGGTGTTACATCGTCCTCAAGCGTCAAGTAGAACGCAGTGATAGCGTCGGCTCGTCCGGGTCTTGGTGGCATTATCTCCTACGCCCTCTTGATTTCCGTGCGGCTGGTCGTCTTCCTCTCGGCGACCGCATCTTACGGTACATCTTCTTCTGCTGGTCCACTTCGTCCTTCGATTGCTTCGACAAACGCTTAATGAACCACTCGCGTTCATCCCGACACATGGATGCTATGAAATTCCAATCGAAGCCTTTTCCTCGGTACAGCAGATAGAAGATTTGTTCGTAGAGGTCTGCCCTACTACCGGGCAGTTGGGCGAAAGAAGTCCGTGTCGAACGGCATCTGTGTCTCGTTGTCTGACCCGCAGTGGGGGCATTCGAGAAACAGCGTCGTATCAACGCCTCCTTCCACTTCATCAACCTTCGCACGAATGGCGTTGGAATCACCCATGTCAAGGGTAGCCACGAATTTCTCGGCTTTCTTCTCGTCAACCACTTCGCCGTCGATTGCGACGATTTGGAGTGCGAGACGGTACAGGTAGGACGGGTCGCCGGGGTCGTTGCTCTTCAGTCGAACCTTCTTGGCTCTCTTCGCGATCTTGTCTTCGTCCACACCACGCAGGAACCGAAGGGATACGGTGGAGCCGTTCTTGGGCAATTGACAGTCAAACGGCTCTTCCACGTCCTCTTCCATCAGCGTCTTGTCGAGGTCTTCGATGATGTTGATTGGTGCTTTCCACTGTTGGTTGCACCACCGACACTTGACCATCGCGGTGTACTCTGGACCGAGCGATTGAACACGAAGTGCCAGTAGAATGTAGAACCGATCCACCATCAACAGGTGCATCGGGTCGAAACTACTGGCAACACATGAGTTGATCACCGAAGCGATCTTGGTTGTCCCCTCCCCTGCTGAATACAGGATGGACTCTTCGCGGGTCGTCATTGGTCGAAGTGCCAACTTCCCGTCTGGTAGTTCGTCCCCGTATGGAATGCCTTGTGATGGCAGTTCCACGATGAAGGACCGATCCGTTGTCTGTGAGCCGTTTCGCGGGACAACCGAAACGTGTTGTCCTCCCAGAGCCAGGGATGGGTCAGGGGGTTGTGCCAGTGGGTCTTCCCTGTCCGACACTTCCGCTTCAGTGTTGACATCAGGTTCGCTTGGTGGTTCTGGTGCCTTGTTATTTTTTCTCTTTGCCACGTTATCCTCCTTCGCTTAAAGGACGGTCAATGGGGCAGGATGCAATAGTCTATTGCACCCCGCCCCGAAATGACGCTATTGAATGTTGCTATCAGAGACGAACACCCGCATCAAGACCATCCGCGGGGATCGCCTTGTCGATGGTGATGGTCATGTTGATCTTGACGGGCTCTCCACTGCTCATGTCGATGTCACCGGCGTCGAAAGACGACGGCCAACATCCAATGAGTTCCCATCTTCGGTCGAACTCGCCATTGGGACCGTACAAGGTCAGGTCGCCACGGGACTTGTAGTTCCGTGCCAAACCGATTTTGCCGTTGTACAGGTCGAAGACGCGCTGGTACCACGACAGCAACTTCAACGCAACCGGATTGTCAATATAATCCGTGAAGGTGAAGTCCATATCGTCCACCGTATGCGCCCCGGCGAACTTGCGTGTTTCGTTGAGGTACTGCAACTCAAGTGGCTCATTGTGAAGTTTCGGCAGCGGGAAGGTCGAGACGGCGAAAACCAGCAGTCCTTCCGGGTCGATGTCGAATCTCACCAGAGCGTTGTTCCCTCGCTGGGGTTCAAACGATCCCTGTTGAGCCGCAATGTGTGCAGCGGTGAGGTCGGCAAGAGGCATTTGTATTCTACCTTCCTATCATGTCCTACGCCCTATTCATCGGGCGTCGGTCAATACTCGGCGAACTCAGCCCCTGATGCGAGAACAGCGAAGTCAACCACGATCTTCTCTGCTGCGCGCGTGGGCTTGATAAGTACCTTGCCGTACATTTCCTTTCGGTCGATGGCGATGTCGGGGTTGGTACTCTCGTCGCAGATGACCCGGAAGTCATAGAAGCCGCGCCGCTTCTTGATGTCTTCCGCCACGGGTGACACAAGGTTTGTGAAGCGTTTCTGTGTTACCGGGTCGTTCGGGTCGAAGACCAGATACAGCACGGAAGTCGCAACGATCTTCTCGAAGTACAGAAGACCCCGACGCACGTTGATGTCACGCAGAGCCGACGTTTTTCGTTGAAGCGTCTGGTTGCCCCAAATCGTGATACCGTATGCGTTGAAGTTGACAATCGGATTGATGCTGTTTGGGAACCCGTACAGCGTATCGCGTTGTCCAGAGTCCGGTGACATTTCGAGTTTCAAGCCCGAACGGATCGCTCCTCGATTCAAACCAGCCGGAGCAAACCACGGAGCCGCGATGTAGTCATTGTACGCCATTTGTGCGGCGACAAAACCATTCGGCGGGAACCACATGTCCTTCTGTGTGTATGCGTCGTATGCCTGAATCCACGGCCAGTACAGCGCACCGTAAGACGAATTGAGGGAGTTACCGCCCGTCTCCGCTGGGTCGTTGTGCCACGTAACCACCTCATTCGTGTTCAGCCCCCACCGAGGGTCGATAATCGCCATCGCATCGGCGCGAGTCTCACACGTCGAAAGCAACTCGAAGAGAACCGAAGCGTCCGTCACACCCGGAACCGCCAGAAGGTTCACGTCGAGGATTTCGGCGTTTGCAAACGCCTTCAGACCTGTTGCTGATTGCCCAGTGTACAGGCCGATATAGTCTGCTGAAGTAAGTCCGGTGATACCGTCCGTACCGGCAGTATTCGGCGATTGACCGAGTGTGTAGGTACCGAGGGTAGGAGCCGTCGCTCCATCTTCCACGTCGATTTCGATGTACCGCGACTTGTTCATTTCAGCGTAGACACCATCATTGACGGCATCTTCCATGAAATACTTGCTTGTCGTGGTGTAGTCGAGATCGTAGAAGGTTTCAGTGTCAGTGACCAGCCCCTCGTCATCGAGAGGCATGACCACCGTCACCTTGTACTTCCCTGCGGTCGTGCCGTTGGCGATTGTCACTTGAATGTTGTTGCCACGACTACCTGAGTATTTCGCAGTGATAGTCATGTTGGTTGCGCTACTACCGTTTTCAAGGACAATTGCGTCGGCTTTCTGTGCGTTGTTACCGACACGACAGTACATCAACTGGTTACCGCGTCGAAGGTAATGAAGACCGGAGTGAAGCCCGTAGTCAGATGCGACCGGTTTCCCGAACTGCAACGTCATGTCGTTTTCGTTCGTGATGACGGTCGGCTCGTCCTCTGGACCCCACGTTGCCCCACCGAGTACCCCGTATCTTGTTGACGCGAGAGAGGGGGCGTACTCACTGAAGTCCAGTTCTCGCCAGTATGCGCCGGGCGATATGAAAGCCATCAGTTGCCTCCTACGTTACAGGGTTTGCTCGGAGTACACCGTTACGGATCTGTGCCCACGCAGAAGGTGTCAGACGACTTTCATCGACCTGCATCTTACTACGCGCTCCGATCCGCACTTCCTCCGTCTTGCCCGTCACCGGGTTGACCAAGTTCACCGGAACAGGCTGTCGGTTCTTATTGCGAATCAACACGTCTGCCATTGGTATTCTCCAACATTGGAAGTTACGCTCGGTCCCCTGCGAGCACCTGTTCAACGAATGGGGGCACCGCTGCTCTGTAGTGGCGCGGTTAGTAATCTCAACGAGGCATCGTCGAGTACAATTGAGCCAGAACCGGTTGAAGTCTTGACGACGCCGAAGACTATAACACCAGCGGTGTAGTCACTGCCGGTAGGTTTTGGCTGTATGACTACAATCCGCTCCTTCCCGCCGTCCAAGTCCACTTCGATTGTCCGTGCCGGTTCTACGGCATCCTTCACAATTATAGCCCAGCCGTCACCCGGTGGCAAGTAGTTGACTCTGGCAATGTATGGTCTACGCCAGTCAAGTCCTGAGATCACCTGCTGAACCCCGTCGTCGATCCCGCCCTCGATTTGCAATAGACTATTGCATGAATCAACCTCTTCGACGTTGGTAACTGCATCCCCGATTGTCTCCCAAACGCCTGAATCCCCGCCACTCCACGGTTGTATCAACTCAGAGCCGTACATGTCAGGCCGTGCCTGAAACTTCAGTTTGTCGATGTACAGGGTAGCCCCGGACGGACCGCGAAACAGTAACTTCGCATCTCCATTCATCATCGCAAACGTGTAGAACGTCAACCAGTCACCGGATGCGGTCAGTAGGTGCTTTTGAAGCAACACGTTGTCCTCATATATCTCCGCGTACACGCTCCCTGTACCTTCAATCTTGTAGGTGAAGCCAAGAGAACACAGGATGGCTTCAGGACATAGATACGCAGACGGGGGAGATACAGTGCCTTCTTCTTCCACGAACACCACCTTGATCGGCTTCAAGGTGGGAACAGGAGCCGCTGCTTTACTTCTGGGGTCTGAGCCGTCCGACGTGATAGGTGACAACGTGACAGTTGCCCCCCTTGTGGTGTACACATCAGCCACTCTGTCGTTAGGTGCTCCATCGTTCAACAGGTTTGGTTGATGCGTCCGGTCGTACAGGTTCACGCCTTCCGGGTGCTCCTTGTATCCCATGTCTTCGCTGTAGTTTGTACCAGCGCCGATTGTAATGGGAGAGTGACCACCTGCTCCCTGTGAGCCTGTCTCTGGTGGTAGAAATATCAGAGCGTTCAGGTTTGTTTCCATCGAGAAACGAAGATGCCGTATGTCATCGTCCAAGCCCTCAAGGTCGGAATTATCGCTCCACGAGTCGATAGTGAATCCATGTAACTTCTTGCCCCATACGTCGCCGTGATCCACCGTCAAAAATAGTTCGGTGGGACCAGCCCCTATCCCTCCCGCTTGTGAGATTGCCCATTCATAGATCTGTGCCTCGGTGTATCGTTTCATGCACCAGAAGTCAATCTGATATGGAA